TCCAGCTACTTGAAGATGGTCTACCTGATTGCTTACGCTTTTTATCGCAGCTTTGCTTTCTTCAAATTTCTTGTAAAGCTGAGCATTCTTTTTCCAGTTGCCAGTTTCAAGATGCCAAACTGGAATGCCTGTAAGAGAAGAAGCTATTCTAAACTTCATATCTATTGTAGCCATTTCGGTATCAAGAACAAGGGCTTTGCATCCTTTGTTTATGCTTGTTACTTTAATGGCAAGATCGTTAAGGATTGTAGACTTGCCATGCTTTGGGCGGCTTACCCAAGCGTAGAGATTGCCGGGGCGAATGCCACCGTACAGTCGATTGAAGTTGTCGTATGGGGTTTGAAGTCCATTTTCAGAAATAGGATTATTTCCACGCTCTTCAATAATCTCAATGATATTAGAAGTTACATCTTCTGGCTTATTGTTTTCATTAGCGTAGACGCAGATCTTATCATTGTAAATCTTATCTGATTCTGTGATGATTTCTTCAATTGGTTTCTCAGCGCAATTGTGAGCGAATTTCTTGATCTCGTCTCCTGTCTGTTCAATTTCCCTGCGAATCCTTAGTTTAAGTAATTCTTTTGCAGCTTCAATCAGCCCCGGCTTGGTGGTTGGAATTAAACAAATACTGTTGACGTAATTAAATATATCAATAGTTTGATCTTTAAATGTGATCCCTAGATTCTGGGCTTTTTGAGCTATCAGAATTTTATCAATCTGCTCTCCTTTATTAAATGTTTCTCTAAATACGCAATAAATAGTATAATGAACCTCATTGACAAAATCATTCTCAGAAATAAAACTCTCTATATCTGCATAGGAATCTGAATGTTTTACCAAACCAGACAAAACGTATTTTTCTATTTGAAGTGAATAAATCGGCATTACAGTATTATATTGTATTTTTCCTTAAAGAATTTCTCGCTTAATTCATCTACTTGATCGTGGTAAACCTCAATAAGAATAAACTTATTAAGAGTTAGCCAGTTTTCTTTAGCTACATCTCTTTTAATTGATTTTAAATAATTCAATCTAGATTCGTTATGAAAGAATTTATTGAAAGCAGAGTGCTGCGGACCATGGACTTCTACAGCAATCTTGCGCGTTGCGTTCATCAAGTCAACTTTTAAAAGCGACCCGTACACAGGAAACTCCTCGTAGACAATATGATTTTTCCAATATTTTTTGAGGAATTGCTTAGTCTTAAATTGAATTTTTGAACGAGAAGCCTTATCCCAGTCAATTAAATAATTAGAGACGTTTTTGCTTACGGCTTTACCGTATAAATTATAAAGCTTCACTTCTTAAGGGCTGAGATAAATTTATTAAATAAATACTTCGTAACGTCTTGATTCTCTTCAAGGAAGTTTTTGAGATTAGCGTCTCCTTGGTGCTGTTTTGGAAACTCTAGCCCATTGTCGGCAAGCTCTTTTATTAACTCATCAGTAATAGTAATCCAAGCTCCTTTAGCATGAGCGAACTCCCAAGCCAAAAGCTGATCAACAATTTCATATTCTACCCAGACGCTTGATCCATTAGTTCTGCCGTATTTAATTGGGTATCGAACTTCTCTTCCAGACTTTTCATTAGGCGTCTTCCTAAAGACTATTTTGCACCAATGACCAATAGGGTGGTCTCCCTTCTGAGGCTTGGCAACAGCGAATATTTGGTCATCCCTCCATCTCAGCTGGAATTCCATAATCCAATCAGAATAATGCAAAGCAGCGTTTCCGCCGCTTGCGTTGGTGACCTTTGGGTCTGTTTTTTCGTATTGATTAATTTTAATTGAAGATCTAACTTGAGAAATAAGAAAACAAATATGGCCTCTCGAAGCGAATGCGGCAGCCATTTTACGAAGTAGATCTGCTGTCAGTAAAGCTGCGCCAGCGGTTTTGTTTGCTTCTGTGGCTGACTTTGTCAAATCATTACGAGGAACCAAAGCATCAAGACTGTCTATAATAAAGAAATAAATATTTCCTTCATCGTTGTTTTTAATAAGCTCCCTCATAGAGTCTGTTACGAATTCGTAATCATTTGTAGGAATGACTCGCCATTTACCGGGATCTAAGTTAACTCCAGATCTTGCTATCATAGTTTCGCTAAGGCGACCTTCAGACTTAATATAAATAACGCATCCCTTTTCAGGGTGAACAATTTGAAAATTCCTGGCAAAGGCTAATGCGTTGCTAGTTTTTCCGCCTTCTGTAACACCTGACGCTCTTACAATTCCTGGGTGGATTCCTCCGCCCATCTCAATGTCTAAAGTGAGACTGCCGCTACTAACAACATAATCAATATTATTATCGAAAGCATAATGATGATTTTTATTTTTAATCAGGATTGCGTCTAAGACTTTCAACTTTCCTGATGTAATTGGATCTTCTGATTCTTCTTGTATTTCTTTCTTTGGTCGTGCCATATTATTTTTTGTTAAAAAGGTTTAGGAATTCTTTTACCGAGTTGGGTTTCTTTATAATTTCTACAGCTGGGCCTATTGGAGATTCTGACAATTCTATTTTCTGAGAACCAAAAGACATTGAGTTGTATTTTTTTACGTCTTTTAAGAATAGTTTTCCGTCGTCAGTTAAAAACCAACAAAGCGAAGGCATCTTTTGTCTGCCTTCTAAAAAGATCAAAAAATCAAAACCGTAATCTTTAATCAGTTTATTTGCTATTTTTATTTCTTTAGGCCAAGAGCAAGTCTTGGAGTCAAAAAGAAAAGCCTTAACAAGTTTTTGAGCGTTTGTTAGCTGTCTAACTTTTTTAGGAGCACCAGTCATGCATCAAGTATGGGTGGTGTTTTCAGGAAGTCAAGACAAGCTTAAGTCGTGATCAACCATTTTTTTAACTAATTGATTAAATGAAATTTTTGGTTTCCACCCTAGTTCTTGTCTGGCTGGATTAGAGTCACCAAGTAAAAGGTCCACTTCTGCTGGCCTATAAAACTTGGGATTGATTTTAATTAAAACAGATGAGGCAGGGTCGTTTTTTAAAGCGTATTCTGTGGTAACGCTATATTCTTCAGATAAACTTTGCCCATGCCAAACTCCATCAATTTTGGCAGATTTAAAAGCTAGCTCAATAAATTCTCTAATAGAATGAGTTTCATCGCTAGAAAGGACATAGTCTTTTGGTTTTTCTTGATTCAACATTTTCCACACTCCATCAACGAAGTCTTCTGAATCTGACCAATCTCTTTTAGAGTCTAAATTACCTAATTCAATTGGAGTGAAAGCTTGATTATTTTTTATAGCTTTATTAATTCGGGCTACTCCTTTGGTAATTTTACGGGTCACAAATTCTTCTCCTCTCTTCGTGCCTTCATGGTTAAATAAAATGCCATGAACAGCGTATAAATTATAAGACTCTCTATAAACTTTAACAATATGTCTAGCTGATGCTTTAGATGCTCCATATGGACTTCTAGGTTTAATTGGATGATCAATGTCTTGAGGACTATAAGCAACGTCCCCAAACTCTTCGCTAGACCCAGCAGAGTAGAATCGACAAGATGGGTTGCGCTTTCTAATAGCCTCTAAACACCTTGCTACACCGGTAGCATTCGTGTCAAATGTTTGCAATGGAATTTCCCAGCTACAGCCCACAAAACTCTGCGCTCCAAAATTAATAAAATAATCTGGTTTAATATCTTGCACTATAGAGTCAATAGAAACACTATCGCCCAAATCTCCATAAATAAGTTTAAATCTGCTATCATTAATAAACGAATGGCAGTTAATAAAATTTGGGTTAGAGCTTCTTCTAATCATTCCAAAGATGTCGCAGTCAGTATTTTTAAGTAAATACTCTACCATATTAGCCCCATCTTGACCAAGCACTCCTGTTACCAACACCTTTTTGTTAATAGACATTGTATTAATGATATATTAAATGAGAATATCTATCTAAGTTTTTAGATAAGAACGTTGGAAGATCTTTTTCAATATCTATTTTTTTAAGTTTAACTGAGTCATTTGATACATCATCGGAAAAGATAAATGATCCGCCATCCCTAATTTTTTTATCAAACTCGATGCAAAATGTTTCAAAATCTGGCAGTTTGCTTTTATCAATAGGTTCAATGCAAGATAAATATTTTTGATA